TCTGAGGGGAGCCAAGAACGCATCCACTCTCAGCTCAGCGCGTCCTTCAACTTGCTGAAGAACCACCGTTTGCAGGAATGGCGTGATTCCAACGTTTCTGAGGGTTTCAAGCATGTTCCAAAACGTTTTTGCCCACATTTTGCCCACATTCTTCCACGCCCGTCTCCACCTGCACGGCGGCATCGAGCAGACGGGCCACGTCCATCAGGTCGCTGTCGAACAGATCCGCGTACACGTCCAACGTCATCGAGGCATTCTTGTGGCCCAGCATCCTCTGTAAGGCCTTGACGTTCGCGCCCGCGTGCACGGCCAGCGAGGCGGCGGTGTGACGCAGGTCATGAGGCGTGGGCCATTCCTCCTTCGGCCAGCCCAGGCGCACCAGCGCGTGATACCACCAGCCGGTCGTCTTCGCCGTGCTCTGCTTCATGATCGGGCCGCCCCGCAGATCACGGAACACCCTTTCGTCCGGTTCGCGTTCCCCGCATATCGGTTTCAGCGCTTCCATGACGATGAGAGGCATGGGCACGTCGCGTTCCTCGCTGTTCTTCGGTGACCCCTCGACCCATCGTGCCCCGACATATACGAGGTTGCCGCCCACGTGCAGCACTCCCCGGTCGAAGTCCAGGTCGCGGGCCTTCAACGCCGCCGCCTCGCCCCAGCGTAATCCGCAGAACCCCAATGTCAGCACGAGCGCCCGCCGTTCCTCCCCCAGATGCTTGCCTTTGGAGCATTCGTCGGCGAATGCGAGCAGACGGGGTATGGTCAGGTACACGCGACGGCTCTTGCGCCTCGGCAGTTTGGGCAGTTCGACGTTCTCGCAGGGGTTGTCGAGTATGAGCCTGTCCCGCACGGCCATGCGGCAGATGCCGAGCATGGTCTGGTATGGACGGCTCACGGAGGGAGCACCCGAGTTCTCGATGACGTCGCTGATCCATGCCTGGACTTCGGCGCGGGTGACGGTGCCGATCCGACGATCGGCCCAACGCTCCTCGCAGTAGAGCCGCCATGCTTCCGTGGCGTTGACCCGTGTGGTCTCCTTCCAAAACGGCCATTTCTCCTTCAGCCACTGCTCGTAGAGGTCTCCGACGCGTCGTTTGCCGCCTTCCGGATCCACGTAGCTGTTGGTTGCTTTGGCGATGGTGACGTGCTCCGCCGCCCAGTTCTCCGCATCGATTTTTCTCTTGAACCCACGCTTGTCGGTCTGCGTTCCATCCGGCTTGCGATACCTCACGCGATAGCGTGCTTCGCCTTTTGATGTCTTGTATCTGGTGACATTCGCCATGAGTGCCTCTATTCCGATATATCCTGATAAGGATGGACGATGAATTCAAAGTGCCGCCGAAACCGTGGACCGGAGCAAGCATCAAGGCACTCCGAGACGAGATAGTGCGAGGCGGCGAGGGAGTTCCCGGACTGAGCTACCAGACCGTCTATGTCTGGTATTCGCGGGTGTTGCTCGATGTGGTGGACAGGCTTGGCCGCATCGACTATGTCGGAATCATCGGCGAGCAGCCGGAAATCTCCTTCAGGGTCAAAACGGTCGATACCCTGAGTGACAAGCTCATACGGCAGGACAGCACACCCTTGTATCGGATCCATGACATCATCGGCGCAAGGGTCACCGCCAGTATGACGCTCCAGCAGCAGAATGATCTGGTTCAGGCCATTGCCGCGCTGTTCCCCAAGCACCAGATATCCGATATGAGGGAGCATCCTCATAGCGGATATAGGGCCGTGCACGTCATCGCTGGTCTTCCCCGCGGCATATTCGCAGAAATACAAATTAGGACTCTTCCGCAGGACGCATGGGCCAACTGCTATGAGGCGATAGCTGACCGTTATGGCAGAGAAATAAGGTATGGAGAATACCCCGACTCCCCTAAGGGCAGGGAGCTTGTTCAGGCGATTCAGGGTACATCCGATGGGATAAGAAGCCTGGAGCCTCTTGACTCGGAACAGGAAATCGCAGTCGGGGATATCCTCGATAATGTGACCAAGATGATGCGCCATCTGACGGAGTATTATCATGCGCCGAATCCTCAGGAACTTGAGAAGATAATAAAAATCGCTAATAATACTGGTAGTCTGATGCTCAAATTGGGAGGCGAACATGGTCGGAATGGTAATCCGGTACAACCGGAAGACCGGTGACAGGATCGTGCGCGAATACCCCGGCCCAAACGGGTACGCGAACGCGATCTCCGACCCCGATTTCCGCAAGGACATGGGCAAGCATCTTGGCGATTGGGAGCTGGCCGTCATCGGTTCCGAGTCGTTCGACGCTATTCGTACCACGCACTCCCGGTATTTCACGGGACGTGACGTTACTCCCGTGCACGCATGATTAACTAGCATTTTCGGGTATGCTTCGCCCCGTGTAGGATGGGAGGCGAAGCGTCCTCCTTTCTGATAAGCAAGCTGGTCGATGTTTCACACGCCCTGCCGATGTTCCAGATCGACAGGGCAATTCTTTTTCTATCGATTGACCACGTAATTCGGGTCGGTGACTATATAGGAGTAGTTGTCCTCCCCGCCGGTGCCGGAATACACGTCTCCGACGTCGCGGAATGCTATGGCAACCATCTTCGCGTCCAATGGAACCTGGAACGGATAGGTGACCGTGCTGGTCAATCCCGGCTGGAGCTGGGCGTTGCACTCGGGGTTGCCTTCGACCTGATACAGATTCTTGATGGGCGTGTATTTCTGGTTCTTCGAGTTCAACGCGACTATCTCATAGGGGTAGCTGCAGGTGATGTCCATCGGACTGCTGGTGTTGTTCGTGACCTCCACCTTGGCCACCCAGTACTTGGTGTTCGCGTCCGGTGTCTTTGGCCCGTATTGGCCGTTGCTGCATCCGTCGCCGCATGTGTCGAAGCTGATGGTGGGCTGTTCGCCGGCTTCGAGGACCTTCATTTCGACGCCGCCGCTGACGGCGGTCTCCCCCGTGCCCGAAGCGTCGGTGTTGGATCCCGTGTCGTTGGGATCTTCCTGGGGGTTGAGTTTTTCGTTCGCGTCGGCTAGCTGCGCTTTGACGGAGTCCAATGATGTATTGAGGTCTTGGATGTCCGACTTCTGCTGGTTGATGATGGGCGTGGCGTACAGGTACATGCCTCCGAGTCCGCCGGCTAGTCCCACGACCAGTCCTATGGCTGCGGCGATGGCGATGACGGCCGCCGTTGGGAGCTTCTTCTTCGGTGCCGGCGTTGGCGCGGATGGTGCTGCTGCGGGCTGGCTATCCTGCGTTGCCGGCGGCTGCTGTGCCTGCATGGGGGTTGGCTCGGTCACGGTTCTCTTCTTTCTTCTAGGCGGCCACACTGTCGTGCAGCCAGTTCTTGTAATCTTCTATGACTTGTACGGTCACGTTGAGTTCGGCGGCCATCTGATATGGGTTACCGCCGTATATGCGCTCGGCCAATGCGTATTCGGATGGGTTGATAAGCAGCATGGCGGTCTCACGTCGGCAGCGCTGCTCGAGTTTGCCGCCGCGGCAACCGTTGCTGGTGTCGTCTCCGTGTTGCCAGTGGACGAGCTCGTGGACGAGGGCGCAGCGTTTGCGCGTGTAGGTGATGCGCCGGTCGATGAGCACCGTGTTCGTGGCGAGGCAGTATAGGCCGTCGAGCTTGCCGGGCAGGCGGGCGCTGGCCACGTGCAGGTCGGGTGCGACAGTGTACAGGGCCATGCGCATCTGCCCGTAGCTCATGCGCGGCGACAACGGCAGGCCGGTCATTTCTGGTCCAATCCTCTGGCGAACTTCTCGAAGTCGGACAATTGGTCGGGGCTTGACTGGTTGTATCGTGCGAGTTCGGCCCGGGCTTTCACGTCGGCCTGTTTGCGGGTGACCTTGCCGATGTCGGGCATGAGCGGGCCTCCGGTCAGTTGGATGTAGGTGTTGACGAGTTGCAGGCATTCGCTCATGGTGGTGGTCTGCATGTTCTCGATGCGGCTTTCGATCATGTCGAGGAACCCGCTGGACAGCCGGTTGAGCTTGTTGATCTCGTCCTCGCTGAGATAGTTCTTGGCGATGGTCACGTCGGACGAGTGAATGCGCCCGTCCGGCGCGTCCTTCCATGTGGTGAGTCCCATGTGGGGCTTGCCGGCGTCGGCGCGTTCGTGGATGATTTCGGGTGCGGTGTGCTGGGTGACGGCGTAGTGGAACCGGTTCTGCACGTTCTTGTAAAAGGTGCGCACGATGGGCGCGTCCTTGTCGTAGTCGGTGCAGATTTCCTGGAACACCTCGCAGATCTGCACGTAGAAGCGTTTCTCGCTGGCGCGGATGTCGCGGACACGTTGGAGCAGTTCGTGGAAGTAGTCTTGGCCGAACGGTCGCCCGTTCTTGAGCATGTCGTCGTTCAAGGCGAACCCCTTGATGACGTATTCCCTGAGCACGCCGGTGGCCCAGATGCGGAACTGGGTGGCCTGCTTGCTGTTGACACGGTAGCCGACCGCTATGATCGCATCGAGATTGTAGAAGGCGACGGTGCGTCTGACGTTGCGACTGCCTTCTTGTCGAACTGACAAGAAATCCTTGTGAGTTGATTCTTCCTGCAGCTCGCCCGTTTCATAGATGTTTTTCAGATGCAGACTTACGTTCTGCTGGCTGGTGTCAAACAATTCTGCCATGCCGGACTGTGGCATCCAGAACGTGTCGCCCCAGTACGACACCTGCACGGGCACGTTGCGCCCGTCCGCCTGGTACAGGACTATCTCGGCCTGCTGGTTATTTGAATCATCCATGATTCAAAACCTCTTTCTCTAAAACGTGTCGAATTCGATGACTTTAAACAGGGTCAAAATCGACCCCCTTTTTTCCGATTCCCTCGAATTCGAGGGAATTACGCTGGTTCGTCCCCATCACCGTCATACTTGTGTTCGTCTTCCAGGGCAACGATGTCCATGTCTCCTCGATGGAGTTTCTTGAGTGTTTCGTCTATTCGCGCCTGCTCATCATCAACAAGGCGCTCGCCGTTGAGTGCAGGTTTTGGCTTATCTAGGCGTTCATCGCCTTCGACAAATACGAGAGTTGCCGCCGGCACAAATGACTCTGGCGAGTTGTTTTGGATTCTCCTAGCTATCAACTCCCCGGCTTTAACGAGATCTGCTGCATTCTCATCCAACGCTTCACAAAACGCCTCAAAGGATTCGAGATCAATGGTTCTCTCAGCTCTTAGTATCTTCGACAGCTGCGACTGGCTGAGCTGAATTGCCGCAGCCATTTCCGCTTGCGTCACGCCATGAAATGCCATGCGTCCTTTCATGACCTGCGCCATTGCTTTACTGAAAGTCGAAATATTCTTCATGAACTAGATTATTCCACCGACACGCCAAATAGTCCAAAAATTGACACGAGTAGTTTCCTTGAACTATAAATAGTTCACATGAACTACTTAAGTCTCAACAAACTTGCAGTGTCGAATATTCGTGCGCTGCTTGGTTCTCGCCGCGAAAGCATTGAAGCGCTCGCAGGAGCAACGAAGATTCCCTTGTCCACGCTCAAGCGTCGTTTGCTGAACAAATCCCCCTTCACCTTGGAGGAGATAGAACAAATCGCTAAGCATTTCGCTGTCGCCGCGAGCGACCTCATATCTCCCAGCATCGCGATTCCGACGCTCGCTGCTGAGAACACTATTCCAGCGCTCGCCGAAAGAGAGGTGAAGTGATGGGCAATGACATCTCCATCGTGGAACTACGTTCAATGAACAACGATCAGATTCACCGTTTTGCCGCGCTCGTCAACGAACCGGAAAACACTCTGGCGAACATGTCGGACGACCCGGTGCGTATCGAGACATACCCGGGAATCGGCCCGCAAATCATTTCCTATCGGAAAATCGTGCGAATTGACGATAATGTGCTTGCCGCCCTGTTCAGTGCAGATACTGAGGAGACGGCTTCGTCACCGAATGACGCTCCCCGGATTCACCCGGAAGGGACCAGGTGATTCTGATGTCGGCATACCCGTCCTCGCACATAATCGCCTTCTCCATGAACATGAACCCGATGGACGATCCCTTGGACATGTTCCCCAGCTCGTATTCCTTGCCGCTCGAAAGCACCACCCGAACGTCATGGGCATCAAAGGCGTTCTCGTTCGCGACGGCATACTTGAGGTTCTGCACTTGGTATATGTCCCACTTCGGGACACTGGCGGTCTCCTCGGCCAACCGGGCCTGCGTACGCTGCGCGGCAAGCTGTCCACGCAACGCATCGGCTGAATCCTCAACCGTCTTGACCTGCGCGCGAAGCGCATCCGCCGAATCATTCGCGGCCTTCAATTGGCCCTTGAGCACCTCAAGCTGGGCATCGAACTTCTCCTGCGCATCCTTGGCCTCACGTTTCGCGGCTTTGCCCTCCAGACATTTGGACGTGAACCACGCCACCGGGGAGAGCACGATTCCCAGAACCGTGATCGCCAAGTCCATCCAGGCTGTCGGGTTCTGCGCGAAATCCCCCTGTATCAGATTCCACAACCATGTGACCATCACCGACTTCTTTCTCATAGGAGCATTCATGATGAATCTACCCCATCATGCGTCCCATCGCCCCATCCACACCGCAACCATTCCGGCGCCCGCCGGCAAGGAGGCGGCGTGATGAACGGTCCGACGGTTCTTATAATCGCACTTTTCCTTCTGAATATCGGGTTGTCCATCAAGAACGAGCTTGACCTTCGTGAGATCGAGCGCGCTCGACGTAAGCGCGCTTCACTTCGACCATCGGAACGGAAAGAAAGTGATTGCGACTGGCGAAAACAGTTTTCTCACTCCATCCCACCTGAAGAAAATCAGGGAGGCGAAGAATGTCAGAATCATTAGTGAGAGAAAAGCTGGCCTCCGTATTCGGGGGGAAGGTTCAGGGCGATTTCCGTATCGGGAACCGGAATTCCACTACTCAGAAAGAAGCGAGAATCCACTTTGGGCCCATACAGGGTCATGGTGCCCTCGTTGCGGAAATGGATACATCGCAGACTTTCCGAATCCAAGGTCGCCACGAGGTGCTGCGCCGCAATCCTGTCGCTCCTGCGAATCTTGTTGATTTGTCTCTGCTGCACGCAGTTCCACAGGAGGGCCGCAATCGCGACCAATACGGATGGTTCAGTCCAATTCAATTGATTCTTCCCTTCGCTGGGTCGTTGGTTTGAATGTCGCAGTTCCAAGCCTACCGGCGGAGGGGCCACACGAAAAGAGAAAAACGATGAACGCCAAGGATTACGGGCGTCACGCCAGCGGTTTCCGCACGGCGGACGGAGGCCCGTCGAAACGGTTCATGCGCCGGCTGGTCTTCTGGGGCGTCGTGTTCGCCGCATGTCTGGCGTGGGTGATGACCCACGAGGCGTGCCGGTACCCGTTGGCCAACGGCGTCTGCTCGCTGGTCGCGTTCCTGGGAGTCCCCCTGCGTCTGCTCTGTCTTGTGGCAAGCGAGGCGGGAGCCGATGAATAAAGGC